TGAAACAGGTGCTACTGTTATGGTTAATCACCATATGGCAAAGATCAAAGACAATGATCCAGTTACAACGCCAGAACAAGCGCGTAATCTTATTCGGGGTACATCTGCTATTGTTGATGGCGTTCGTTCTGCATTTGCAGTCTGGTCTGTCGATGAGGGTACAGGAAAACAACGCTGTCGTGATCTTAATGTAGAATATACGCGTAATGGTGTGTTTGATGGAGCTGTCGTTAAGTCAAATGGTCCTGCAAATCGAGATATTAGACATTTTATCCGTAATCCTGACACTGGCCTACTTGAAGATAGGTCACAAGATATAAGGTCTATAACGATGTCACAATCTGTTCGAGATAGAATTAAATACGTTGTTGAGTTTATTCAGATGCGTGAAGCTGATGGTCGTGCAGTAACGCATGGTGGAACAAATACTGGTATATATCATTCTATTGAAGAGTCTGAATTGATTGAGCCTTGTGTAGTTTATTTGAAAAATGCAGGCGGTCAAACAACTATCAAGAAAGCTGTTACTGATGCTCTTGAGATGGGAATGATACGAAAGTATTCCCTATCAACAGGTGGTGATGAGAAGTGGCTTGGCGTTATGAACGGATCACTCGCTAGAGGTGAGTATGAGCGTCAAACGGGTCGAGATAATATATAGTAAAGGAGAGAAAGATGAACCAAGAAAAAATTAATAAATACCAAGATTTATATAGGAAGTTATGGGAAATTCAATCCAAGTTGGATAATAAGATAAACCCTACTCTAAAAAAACGCCAAAAGCCAATCAAGTCTGTCGGCGGCA